TATTTAATTCCTGAGGAACAAAAGCGTCCCCAAAACCAAATCTAGAGTAGGAAAAGAAATTAGTTATAATATTAGATGCTTCTTGTTTTACAGATTCTTCTTTATCACTTAAAGAAGAATCAACGAATAATGTAACTATAAGATCTAATGTTCTTATTAATCCATCCACAACGACAATCTCATCGGTAAGCATCTTCTTGTTCTTTATAGCTGAAAGAAGATTTGCTTTATATTCTATTGTAGCCTTCTGAAGTTGCGTTTCAGTCGCCTTTTGTAAAACAAACAGGTCAATAATATTAGCTGAAGAGTATGCTTTTCGTGTTGAAGCAGTTCCTATCGCTGCACCCCCTGAAGGGCTACGATACCTAGAAACATACGAAGCGAAGTCTCCTAAAGTAACTAACCGATCTTGTTGTTTAAACACTAAAGGTCCATTTACCTTAGCGTTTTCAACAGTTTCCGCGTCAACACCTCCTGTTATTACACTTGTATTTGTTAATGTTCCCGCTCCTGCATTTTTGGTTACTATAGGGGCGTTAATAATAGAGCCGAGCAAATTGCCGCGACTTCCTCCCCCAACTCTATAAAGAACTCGATACGAAGAAGAGTTTGGTGGTGCAGCACCTACGTTGCCATCACCAAACCGAACCAAGCCATTGTAATCTTCATCATAAATAACTTCAAAAATTTTATTAGTACTTCCTGACGCAGAATAAAGATTACCTACCTGTGTGTATGTTCCTGATAAAGAATCAGAAGAATCTATATAAATTTGAACACTATTTTCAATAATAGGTCCTTGTGTTAAAGAAATAGTCTTAAATACTTGAGTGGTATCAAATGTACCCACTTCTTCAACTAATGCCCCCTCTAATAATGCTAGATTATTCCACGATATATTTTCTTCACCCTCAGAGCTAGAGCGGGATAATGTAATCTCTGAGGTATTACTGCCTAAATTTTGTATTTTTCCCGCAACAACAGGGTATAATGTATAAGTTACCTGACCTCCATCTTGAGGAGATGAAAGCGTAATAATTCTACTGTCTGCTTCTACAATTGGATCTGCATCTGTAGATGCTGTATCGAGTGATATTCTCGCGTTTCCCCCCGCGCTGGTGGGGCCTTTCATTCGTATACCTATAAGCTCTAACAGCTTTCGAACATTTCTTCTACTTCTAGCGGTGGGTAAAAAGTTTTCATTCGCTAAAGCATCTGCTTTAAACGATAAAACAGCACCCATATACGAAATCAGTTCAGCAAACATTACACCAAAATCAGACTCACTAAAATTTTGATAGTCCTCTGGGTATACAGCTTGCATATAATTAAATAAAGAATCCCTTAAACTACCGAAATCCGTAGCGGCATAGTTTATTAAAGAATCTTTGTTTTCAAAGTTTGCCCCCTGCTGAATTAATTTTTGGAAATCTGACGAAGCAGTTGTGAAAGGTATTGTTGTAGGAAGATTATAATTTGATGTACTCATAATGATATAGATAATTCGCTTTGTTCTTCTGATATTCTAGAGGCTACTAGAAGCCTAATCTTTAGTCCTGGTAGCCCAAATCCTTGAGCTTTATCTGATTTTAAAATATCTAGTCTCAATATTCTAACAGTAGGCAGGTAATTACTGACTCCTCCAACTATCTCCTTTTTCATACTAATTATGAGATCCTCTGTTATGGGCTCAAAAAGAAACCTTTTTAAAGATAGTCCAAAGTTAGGAAGCATAACCCGCTCCCCTCGTTCTGTTTTAATGAATTGTCTAAGCTCACTCTTAACCAGTTCAAAGCCTTTTGTCTTAACAAAGATTCCTTTAGCAGAATTAGTTTTATCATATAAAGGATATCGAACTCCAAAAATAGCCTCAGTAGAAACTGCATTTATTATTTCATCAGTTACTGTTGTCGCAGGGGGTACACCAAAAATATTTGTATTAGTAATCATGTTGCTATATTTTTATAAAATCCTTTTTGAGCATTGTAGTTTTGAAGAACTTCCTTATTAGTTAGGGGCCTAGAATAAAACTTTAAACTTCCTACGAACCCGTTTAAGCCGCTTGTGAGTCCATGCCTCATCCCCATGAAGCCACCGACTTTGCTTGAATTGATTGGGTACCCGTCTGTCCAACCTCCTCCCACAATCCATGGAGTGAAATAAGTATCATTTAAAGGGCCATTATTAAAAACAGTAGTACCTATATTTTGAGTAACCGTAGCTGAAGAATAATAAAAACTACTAGTCTCGGAATCCTTTGGGGAAATAAAGGTAGGTAGTCTTGGGGCTTGCCCTGGATTACCCCCTAAAACTTTAGATAATGATGAAGTTGTCATTTTTACGCCATCTAAATAAACAATACATTCATTATTATCAATATTAAAAGACATATGCAAGTGACTAAAGCTACCTGAGACATCTGTGAACTTCTTTCCACCTACACTCAAATTATCTCTAATTGTTAATTTATTATAAGTTAAACTGTCATTAGAGCAGTTAGTATCTGGAACAAACTCAACGGAACTGCTATTAAAAGACATTGTAGGAGCAATAAAAAAGCAACTAGATGCGGTGGTAGCAGAAACATGCACACCGTTATTGGCACCAGGATCTAAATTGGAGCCAGGAATTATATAGGAATCCTCATAAATAACAGGATCTCTACTAAAACCAATTAATAAGCCTTTAGTAGTTTCTGATCCACCTGAATTATATAAACTACTAACATCAGGAACTGATTGCTCTCCCCCCGTATTCTCATTACCTAATAGGATTTTATAATAATTATAATCTCCCCACGCACCTGCGGTCAACGGACGGAAAGCGTCTGACCCTATTTCCTTAGAAGTAGCTGATGTACCATAATTTGGGATATGCAACCAACAATCAATACTACACCCACTTGGATTATAAAAAAGGTTCTGCATCTCCGTTGTAGGAGGAAGTCTTAAATAATTTGGTGACTTAGTTAATTTAAAGTTATTAATTTTCCACCTCGCTACGCCTCCTAGATAAGGTATACCAACACCAGACGTAAAGGCTGTTGCAACATTGCCCACTAATTGCGAGTTACCATGTGTTCCTAAAACAGCACAATTCACCACGTTATATTGATCCGAATCTGGAGAAACTACATCAGGCTTCAAGAAGTTATAAATCGCAAACAGCCCAGAACTCTCAATGCTGTCCGTTAAAGAAATAGCGGGTGCGGCAGTTGAAGAAACAGAAGGACTGAATACAACAGAACCTTTCCCTATAGGAGGAACGACTAGAGGGTCAACTAAAACTCTAGAGGTAACACCATAATTAGTAACAAACAGAGGTTTGATTGGTAGAACCACTCCTTCAACATCACCCGAACCAAAAGTTAAATTTTGTTGTTTATCTAAAGCAACACTTAAATTTATAGAGCTTAAGAAAGAAAAATCATTAACGGGAACATCACCTACAGCATACGCTTGTTCAGCGCCAAACAAGTCAGGAGCCTTTACCGCCACCTCTATTTGTTTTTTTCTCTTTTTAATCTTTGTATCATAAGCATCNGTAANAGAGTTCAAATTTAATCTATGATTCACTACCAAGGCGGAGTCTTCTATGTAGCCGCCATTCAACAGTTCCGTAATTTCATTAATTATTAGTTCTACCTGCTTTGTTTTTTGTCCAAGCAAAACATTCAATAAATGATCAGCACTGTAATAATCATCTAAAGTAGATGAATCATCAATAACATTTAAATCGAAAATAGTATCTACATATTTGTTTAATACGTCAGTAGAAACTAAGGTGCCTTTTCCCCCTAGACTTGGGAAGTGGTCCATCTTCCATTTTTCACTATTTAAAACAAACCCCACATCAGAAGCAGACGGTATAGGTTTTCCGTTATACAGCCGGTTCTGGGAGTCATAGTACATTCCATCCTCTGATAAAATAAATAAACCATTCTTGGAGACAGGAGGCCCAAACACTAATCTAAAGATAGGATCTTCTTCCGCTGCCTCGACGCTAATAGCTTGCTGTCGCTCGTATAGAATTACTCCAATATTCTGTATTAAAGTATTACACTTATCTGAAAACTCGGTGGCTTCTTCTACTTGTTGTCGCGCTAAACCTAAAGCAGCTACCCTAGCATTTTCAGTATACTGATCGGAGTGCCCACCACCAACACCCCCAGTCCCCGTCATAGGCGCGGGTCCTGTGCTATTAAGCCAATTTTCATAGTCTTGAAGGCATCCTAATACCTCATTATACATTGCTTCTCCTTGATCAATTAAATCTTGAAAGGCTGATATAGCACCTGCCGCGCCTGCTGCCGCATTCAAAAACCCTAAATCAATCCCAAATTTACTTGAGTCGGAGAACAAGGCGAGCTTCCCTGTGTCTACGTCATAATCGAGGATCCCCATGTCCGCAAAAAGGCCATTAACAACGCCTGCAATTGCCGCTCGGGCAGCGGCTTGACCCTCGGCTGCTGCCTTAGCCATGCCGTTTAGAGCACCAGAATCAATAAGATTTAGCGCACCAACAGCTAAATCTAGCATGCATGTGGGGATACCAAAAGCTGTATTTAAACTAGCTACGGGGTTTGTAAAAAATTGTGGGTTAAAAGTTGCCATTTAAGTTCCTTCTCTATGGGCCATGTCCGCCCCCGCCGAAGGGGTCCGTGCCGTCGCTTCCTTCATCCGTAAGGTCGGACCAAAAATCGGAAGCAGATTGTTTTAATCTAATGTCCGTATTAGGTCCTGCTGTATAGTTATCATGCCATAGCGGATCAAAGAAAAAAGGAAAAACTCCAAAAAAAGTCTCCCAATCAATTTCATCGTTTCGCTTTCTTATTCCTATGGATCCCTGGTCTAACGTCTTATTTGTTTCGTAGGGATTAAGTTCAATAGTTCCTTCGTTCTCAACATCTGATTGGAGTATGATTGATCTTCCTGATATATTTATATCTCCCAAAGATTTTAGGTCAATTCCATTGTCAGCAAATAACTGAATTTTATTGTTGCTTCGTACCTGAAATGATGCACCTGTTGTTCCATCTTGTTGCTCGTCTCCTATACAATCAATAAAAATGCCATTACCGTGATTAACAATACTTATATCACCCCTATCAGACACAATACTTATATTCCCAGAACTACTTCTACGATTATTTTTACTAGCATGGGATCTAGTAGAACTGTTTATTATCTTTAAGTTTCTACCATCCTTGACGCGAAACACCATATCCCCCTCTTTTGATTCTACTGTTACATTTCTAGAGGCTCGCAACAATGCACCCTCAGGGCCAATCTCATCGTCACCTGCGTCTAAATCAGTTAACTTAAGAGTAGCTGCTTGATTTTTACTGTATAAGTTAACTTTTTTAGTATTAGAAGAATCATCTAAATTAAGGCCTCGACCTTCAGCACTCCCTAACCTAACGCCCTTCCTATCTTCACTATCGTTTCTATTATCTCGTAACAACATATGATTACCTAAAGGAGTAGAAATACCATAAGACATGCTTTGGTTATTTTGTTTATAATCATCAGAATCAGCAGGATTTTTATTTTCTCCCCCTAAAGAAGGATTTTTATCAGATGGGTGCATCTCAGTTTTCTGTATTCTATCAATACTAGGATTCACAACAGATCCTATGTAATAATAATGTGCTTCTGGGTCATTCTCTGCTCGATCATATAAAATCTGCGTATTTGTCTCAGGAATAAAGGTTGCACCTGCATATTCCCCCCCACCATAGAAACTGACATACTTTACCTCAATCGTACTTTCCTGTTTCGCAGGGAGCACAGTAAGAGTGCCCTGTCCAGTAAAGTCTTTTTTAGATACCACAGTCCCAACATACATACTAAGATCCTCCTAATTTTTTTAAGTCTTCTTTTATTTTGTCTTTTTGGGCCTGCGATAAGGAGGACCTTTGAAAAATATTAAGTGTTCCGCTGCCTTTTTGATCTACTATTTTTTTATAAGGAAAAACAGGCATGCTATCTTTCTGGGAATCTAAACGAAAAATGTTCGAATCTTGTGGATTATTATTTATCATGATTTAAAGTACTCGCAATGTCTTTTACTACAGTAAACTCTGAATGAGCTTTATTACTT